TGAATTAGTAGAGGGGTGGGGCCGGCGATTCGGGCACTCCCCCGCCCCCCTGGCCGCGCTCAGATCCACGGTCGAGCCACCCGATTTTCAGTACGTCACGCTCACCAATGAGAGAGAGGTCGAAGGCTAGGCGTGGTTGCCTTGACATTCCCTATGGAATGACAACCCAATCCAGTGCTGGGCCTCGCGCGTTGCGACCAGCGCGCGTCGGTCGCTTGCGCCTCCTCCGCTCCATCATCGGCTCTGCTTACTACCTAGTACGTATGTCCGCATTCGGTCCGCTGCCCTTGATTGTGCCCGCGTCAGTGCCGATGATGTTCGGGCATGAGTGACCAGCTACCGAATGGAGACCCGATGGAGACCAGCACCGCAGTTCGCCCCTTGACCTATTGGCAGTTGATCGAGTTGGAGACCGCACGCCGACTCTCAGAGATGCGCGCCGAGCAGGCCCGCAAGCGGATCTCCCGCAGCGTCGCCGAGTTGCAGTCCATCGGCGCTCCCCGCTTTGAGTCGGTGTCCCGATGATCGGCGGGCTGTTGATCGTCGCCGTCGGGATCGCGAACGCCGCTGCGCTCGCCTTCGCCGGGCACCGACACAATCGCCGCTATGACGCGGCACGGGAGGACTGACCTATGTGGAAAGCCATCGACCAGATGGACCGCGCCGAACTGCTCGAAGCGATGCGCAGCTTCAACCCGTTTGGCGACTACTCGCAGACCCCTGACCAGCAGCTCCGCGAGACCCTCTCCCGATACGCGGCGAGCAATGGCGGCAAGCTCTGATGCGCCGCGAGACGAAGCTCTACAGCGTGCGGGAGGTCAAGGGGCTGGCGACCGTGGAGGAGACGCCGCGCCTCTATGACTTCCAGGCCCGTGAGAAAGTCGGCGAGATCGCTACCCGGCTCGGCGCTTCCCATCCGGTCGGGATCGCCGTCGCGTCCGTGAAGGGAGCAGCGGAGAGCGGAGCCTCTCGAATCAACATCGACGGCACGCACGGCGTCCTCGTGCTTGCCGCAACTCCCTAGCGCGCCTGGTCCTGGCCGGGTTCGATTCCCGGCCGCGCCGTGTACCCATGAACGAGACACCGACCAAGAGGAGCTGACCATGAGAGACGTGAACGATGGAACCCCGATCTTTGGCGGCGAGGAGCACGCTCGCGAAGAGATCGAAGCCCTGACAGAGGCCCTACGCGGACCGGAGCCGGACACCGTCAGGATCGGCGAGGAGCTGGCAGCGGCGAAGGAGGTTGTCGAGAGCCTGGAGACCGGCTGGACCGCTGAAGCCCTCGCAGCCGAGCCTGTGCTCTCCAGTGGGCAGGCCGACGACCTGCACTTCGAGCAGGGCGATACGCGGCTCTGGCTCTCTAGGACCGGGGTAGCCGATGGAGAGCCCTTCGAGAACACCGTGTCCATAGAGCGGCAGATCGACGGGCGCTGGACCGTGATCGCCAAGTACGACGGCGGTGCCCTGGACGACGACGTCGACACGCGACAGCTCGGCACGTTCATCGTGGAGATCAAGCCGGGCAACGCGGAGATGCAGAGCGGCGGCCACGTCGCAAACGCGCTCCGGGTACTCGCCCACAGGCTCGACTTCGCCGATTGGGAGGGAGACGGCGTGGTCCACGACATCAACGGCAACGCGGTCGGCACCTGGACATTCCACGACCACAACGGCTAGGGCGACTGGCTTCGCCGGGGTTCGATTCCCCGGCGCCCTCTTCACCCATGAACGCAACCGAAGGAGACACGATGGATACCTGTCAAAGCTGCGGCGCCGTCAAATCGGCACGCGGCCACTACTGCAAGGAGTTCGCGATAGATCAGATCGCGGACATCTTGAAGCGCGCTGATCGCCACGGCGTCTCGATTGACTACGTGGTCAGGAACGCTGTCAGCCACGCTGAAGCCGAGCGAACCGGGAGCGGGGGCACCGTCGAGGAACTCGCCGTCGAGATCCTCAAAGCCCGGGAACTGCCCGCCGAACTTTGGAACTCGGGTGGCGGGATCATGCTGGCGCGGGTCGATGGCGAGTACGGCGTCTACGCGCTCGTCTCGGAGACTGAGATCGACAACGACGGCGAGCCGTTCAGCGTCGGCGTCTATGCCCAGCCCGACGACGAGCCGGACCTGATCCGCTGCAACGCCGAGCAGCTCCCCGACGTGGTCCGAAACCACCTCACGCTGTTGGAGGCGACGGTCGAGTAGATCCAGGGGCGACGGTGAAGGCCGGTTCGATTCCGGCCCGCCCCTTGCAGCACCCAACAACGAAAGGAAGCACCCATGAATGCAGAGCGAGAGATGGACACGAGCGACGGCCTGGGCGGCGAGCCGGTGAAGTTCGACCCCTGCGCCCAGATCGCTGAGAGCATCGGCTATAGCGCCACGAGCGCGATGGGCAGTATCGACACCCTGATCGCGTACAAGGACGCGCTAGAGGACGCCGTACGGCAACTCACCGCCGACCGAGACGACGAGGGCGAGCTACACAGCAAGCTCCGCGACGAGGCCGCGCGCGAAGCCGAGTGACAGTGACGAGACACCTACGGAGCGCCGGGGCGGCGTGTTTGCTCGCCCTGGCGCTCGCCGCGCCCGCCCGCGCTGCACCGTTCACCCCTGAGGTCGAACGGGCTTACAACGTCGCGGAGCGTTTCTGGCATGGCGGGCCTACCGATTGCCTGACCCTGGACCGGGAGATCGTCCCTGACGGCGCGCTACCGGGCGACGACCTGGGCTGGGCGACCGTTCCCACCGAACCGACCGACTGCGTTCTCTACGTCGTGCGTCGACTCGCGACACCGGCCAACTTTATCCAGCTCTGCGGCGTGCTCACTCACGAGGTTGGACACCTGCGCGGCCTCGAACATTCGACCGATCCGGCGTCGGTCATGTACCCGACTCAGACGCGGCCACCGGCCATCTGTTGGCGAGCTGGCTACCGCGAGATGAACCGCTAGCCGCTGACTCGCTCTTAGGATGCGGCGCGCCCTGGCGGGCCCCGGCGAACAATCTCAATCGTCGCTGTCGCCGGCGGCCGGGAGCGCCGGCACCGGAGGCAGCTCAACCGCGGTGCCTTGGATCACCTGGACACCTGCGGCGGCGAGCGCCGCCTCGATATCGCCGAGATCCGATGCGACACGAGAGGTCGGGTGACCGGAGAGCAGCTCCGACTTCTCGGTGTGAATTCCCGAGACGATGCCGTGCGCTTGGAGCAGCTTCGGCAATTCCTTCGGCGCGATCTTGCCTTCTTCGAGCAGGGTCGCGACCTGCTTGAGCGCCTCTTCCTCGTTCTCCATCGCCATCGTCGCGAGTCGACGGTGCGAGTCGGCGAGGATCGCGCGGGCGTGACCATCGACTTCAGCTTTGACCTGCTGGTAGTCCTCCTTGTGGCGGGTCACCCAATTCTTGACCGTGCCCCAGGGGATCTCGAGGTCGGCGTCCCCGAGCAGCTCGACCCCGGCCTTCTCGCGGCCGGAGACGAAGGCGTAGACGGCCATCGCCTGCCGCCGTTCGGCATCGGTGTAGGTGTTGTTGGGCTTCGAGGCGACGGCGGTGCTCACGCGCTCACCTTAGACCGCGAGCACGTCGGCGAGCTGAGCGCCGCCCTCTTCGCGCTCGCAGTTGTGGCGAGCATCGTCGCGCTCTTTGACGCGCCGCCATCCACCGTGTGAAACGCAGACGTGATCGGGGTTGCGCGAGGTCAGCCAAGTCAGGCAGCCGGGCTCGCCGCATCGCCGGGGAGGGAGTTCACGGTGAACCGGGCAGCGCTCCATGATCGGGAAACCTACCCCGCGCCGTGGACACAATCAAGGCAAAAGTCCTGCCGGCCGGACAAATGTCCGATTGACGCCGAGTCCGGATCGAGAGAGGATCACCGGGCCGGGCAGTCAACTGCACTCAGCGAGAGACACAGGGGGATCGGGGGTTTCGTCTCCGGTCCCTCGCGCTATCGGTGACGAGTGACCGTCCCCCGCGCTTTCGCCGACGGGGCACCCCGATCCAGTGGCGGCCCCCGGGGTCGAACCGGGCTCTCCGACTTGCAGGCCATGAGCGTCGTCTTCTGTGCCTGTCCGCGTCGGTGACTTTCTCTACCGTCCCGACCGCCGTGAAACTCTCCTCGCCGGGCGCGCCAAGAGAGCCGCGCCCCAGCAAGCGAAGATCACTGGCGCGGCCCGGCGAAGCTCCCGTCGCCTGTGTCGAAGCCGGTAGGGATCCGGCGGCGACGGGGGGAGGAGGAGAGTCCTCAGCCTCGTGGGTCAAGGAGCACGCGAAATTCACCGGGCTCTTGGCTGTCCCCCGGGTATGTGGGGGGACTGCACACGGGCAAGCGCGATTATAGGCGCTGCGGCGGCGAAAGTGAGGCGAGCGGGAATTTGTCGTCGGCCTCGCGCTCTAGGCCCCAATCGGCGATGAATTCCTCGACCTCGATCGGCAGCGTTCCACGTAGGACGGTGATCTCCGATCCCGGGCCTGCGTCGGCGAGATTGTCGAAGCGGCGATGGTGGTTGACGCAGCCCGGGCCGGCGTTGCGGACGTCCCATTGGGCAAGCTCGATCAGCTCCGGGTCGATGCCCGCGAGCGTCGCACAGTTGCGGATTTCGACCTTCGAGATGAAGTGGAACGCCTCCCAGCGCCGACCGTTGTCGCAGCCGCGGCGCAGAGGGTCGAAGGGCGCCAACCAGCAGCAGGGCTTGCGGTCGATGAAACCGGGGACGCGAGGCACCTTCATCGCCGCCTTGTGGAAGGGGCCGGTCAGCTCCTTGGGGCCGCGCTTCACGCCTTCAACCCCAATTTGCGTCGCCGCTCCCTCGAGGGCGTCACAACCTCGTCCAAGTCCTCGACGCAGGACCGGCAGACATTGAGCAAACCGTCGTGCGTCGACCGCGAGCGACCGAACTGGTCGATCGGTTTCGAGCACAGGCAGACGATGCAGGTCTTGCGCTTGGAGGTTTCGTCTTTCACTCGGCGTCGAGATCGAGCTGATTCGGGTCGGGCTCGGCGGCCTCGGGATCGTGGACCTGGCGCATCGCCCCGCAGTCCTCACATTTGATTAGCGGTTTGCGCGACGCCGGCAGCGCGCGACCGTACTTCTCACGAAGCGCCGAACGCGAGAGGGCCTCGCAGTCGGCGAGCGCCTCGTCCAGCTCGACGTCCCCACGGCGCAGGGCCGGGAGCACCTGGGCGATCTTCGTCGCCTCGAGGCCGGCCATCACGTCTTCGTCCAGCTCGCGCTTGACGATCAGCTCCCGGTAGGTCTCGATCAGCGCGTAGACGTGCGAGCGGGAGAGGCCGATCTCCGGCGCCCCCAACCATTCCTCGAAGGTGTCGTGGCCGAGCTGCTCCCACATCTTGCCCTCGTGGAACTCGTACAGGAACGAGGCGAGGGCGACCCAGACCTGCCGCACGGCCGCGCAGCCGTCCACGATCTTGCGCTCGATTTTGAAGGCAGCCTCAGCCTCCTTCGAGCGCTTGACCGTGGACGACTTTTTGGCGACCTTGCCTGCCATCTCAGAAGGGAATGTCGTTCCCGTCGTCGGCGACCTCGGAGGCGTTGAAGCCCTCCTTGATCGCATCGACGGCATCCCCTGCCGCGAGCGGAACGTAGCTCGCGACTTCCGAGAACACTTTGGAGGGATCGTCGCGGCCGGGCTTTTCGCGGACAACGGCCTTCGCCTGCTTGCCCTTGACCGGGATCCAACTGAACTCGCCGGCAGGGACCTCGACCTTGAACGCCTCGTAGATCTGAGCGATCCGGCCGAGCGTCTTTTCGGTGACGTGGATCCAGTCGCGGATTTCGCCGCCCTTTTCGTCGCCGCCGATCGCCTCGAGGGTGAGCAGCACCACCGGGTGATCGCCGTCGAGCTTGACCTCTTCCTCGACCACCCGAATCGGATGCGTGCCGGTCCTCAGAATCACGCCGCCTTTCCAGGGCTCGACGTCGTCCAAACTGAGCTTGAAGCTGTCGCTCATTTGCTCTCCTCCTCTTTCTTGCCGGCTTTGGCCGACGTCTCTTTCGGTTTCTCGTTGGCGCCCTCAGCCGCCTTCTCTGCCTCGTTGTCGGCGGCCTTCGCGGTGGCCTCGACGCCGAGCTGCTGCTGCCCGCCATGCATCGCCTCCGTCGCCACCGGGAACCACTCCTCGAGGTTGATGTCGCGGGAGTCGCCGAGCCCTTCGGAGCGATCCTTGGCGCGCCGGCCGCGGGCTTCGACAAGCTGGGCGACCCAACGGCGCGGCGTGCCTTTCTCCTCGTCGGCCGGGATCACGCCGACATAGCCGACGATCGAGACCATGCCAATGATCTTCTCCGGCAGTTTCTTCCCGCCCGTCAGGGGCCGGCGCAGCGGGTCCCCCTCGTTGTCAGCCACTTCCTCGTGGCAGACGATCACGACGTTGATCGGCAGGTCGCAGACCGAGCGCACGAAGCGCCGGATCTTGGTCTGGACGTCCATGTGATTCTTGAGGCCGTCCTTGCGATCGCCGCCCAGCTCCTCAAAGAGTTTTTCGTAGATTTCGCCGAGCGGGTCGAGCACCAACGTCTTCACGTCGGCCCCCTCCTTCGAGGTCAGGTAGAGGTAGGTGTCGTCCAACGTCTTCGCGCCGACGAAGGAGACCTCCCTGACCCCGTCGCCATAGATCGCGTGGGTCTTGCGGCTCGCGTCGGGGCCGTCGGCGTTGACCAGGACGAGCGGCTTCGGCGCCGAGCAGGCGCCCACCGTCTTGCCGTTGCCGCCCGGGCCGTAAAGCAGCACGTTCCAGGTTGCCTCTGTGTTGTCGGGGGTGACGAACTGTAGGTCGGTCATGCTGGGGACAGCTCCTCTCGATTGCGCTTTGCCGGCACCCGATCGAAGAGGGCATCGACCAGCTCTGTGTCTTGCGGTTCATTGCAGACGTCCTTGAAGCGACAGCCGCGGCAGTTCTGCGGCTTGACGTTGCGGACGGGATAGATCTGACCGGCGTCGATCTGGGCGATCTGACGGCCCAGGGAGACCAGCTCCTTGCCCGACTCCTCGATCTCAGTCGGGGTCAAGAAGACGGGCTCGCGGTGAGACCAGTGTCGCGCCGAGATCTGCTCGAGCGCCTCCGGCTCGGGCTCGACGTCGGCCCGCTTGCAAGCCTCGACGTACTGCTCCGGAGTGGTCAGTTGATCCTTCGCGTGGGAGACGGTGCGGCGCACGGTGAAGGTCCCCTCCGGGCCGCCGTTGGCGACCTCCTCTTTCTCCGAAGGTGGGGCTCCAAGTGCCGTCGCCTCCTCGAAGCTGACCTCGATCCCCTCGTCTTTTTTCTTCGGCTTCACCCAGCGCGCCGGCTTCGGCATCGCGTTCAAGCGCTCGTCCACGATCACCCCGGTCACCGGCTGACCGGTCTCCCGCTGCCAGGCCCAGGCGTAGTAGCGGATCTGCCGTGAGTTGGCGATCAGCTCGAGCGCCGACAGTTCGCCGCGGAGCTTGAACTCGACCAGCCAGATCCGCCCCTGGGCGTCGGTGTGGATGCCGTCGAAGAGGACTTGCAGCCGATAGCGGTTGGAGTCGCCCGGGCCCGTTCGCGACGGCAGCGGCACGAACAGCTCGTGCTCGAGGCGGTCGATGGCAATCGGCACCGTTTCGGCGGCGTACTGCTCGAGGATGCCGCGCAGCTTGGCGACCGTAGCGCGGTGAGCGTCGGCGTCATAGAAGCCGGCCTCGCGCTGCTCTGTCGCGTCTTCCTCGAGGGCCTCAGCAAGGACGACGATCGCGGCGTCGAGACGATCCTCCTTGGCGGCATGGAAGGCGGCGACCGCCCGTACCCAGGCCCGACCCTCGCGCAAGATGATCGGCGTCTCCTTCGAGCGCAGCGCCGTCCCCGCCAGATAGCCGCCGTAGTTGAAATCCCATTGGGCCTGACAGGTCAAGAGCATCGACTGCTCGGTGTAGGAGATGTCGCGCTTCATCGAACGGCGTCCTTTCGGTTGGGGCAGGTGTCGAAATGGGTGGTCCAACGAGAGCCGAAGAAACTGTGCGGCCGAGCCTCTTCGGCGACCGGCTTGCCGGCGAAGGTGAACAGCTTGTAGAGCCGCCGGCCGAGCTTCGGCACCGTCACCGGCGCTGCATCGAAGGGCATCCAGGTCTCACGCGGAGAGAGCGCCCAGACGATCAACCCGTCGCAGCTCGAGCAACTAGCCACGGGGCGACCTCCCGCAGCGAGGACAGCGCAGACGGCGCCAGAAACGATGGCCGCAGTTGAGGCAGATGATCGCCGCGAAGTTCAAAAGATGTCCTCCGGATCGACCGGGTCCTGCCGGCCGGATTCGATAGTGGCTTCGCCCGCGAGCTGCCGCTTTTCGAGCACCCTCGCCGCGATCGCCTCCTCCTTCGACTTACCGGCACCGGGGCAGAGCGTCTTGACGCGGGCGCCCCGATCGTGCTGGTACATCGTGCCGTCCTGCTTGACCCGCGGGTGGCCGAGACAGAAGGGGCACTGGACCTTGGCGGCGCTCGGGTTCACCCGTCGCCCTCTTCCTCGAGACGTTCCTGCTCGAGCTTCGTCAGCCGGTTGCGCAGGAAGCGAATGGTCGAGCCGTGAGAGGAGAAGAGGGGGTTGTCTTCGAGGTCGGCGAGGCGGCCGTTGATATCCGCGATCGGCGAACGGATCTTGCGCTCGCGCTTATCGCGACGGAGCTGATTCTGCTCCTCCTGCTGGCCTTTGCCGATCGCCTCGGGCTCACCGCGTAGGGAGGCGCCTGGGGACGTCGTGTAGGCGCTCTCCTCGGCGGCCTGGGCGACTGCGGCGGCATCCTCCATCGGCTTCGGCACGCCCTTACTGTCGTAGCTGCGTCGGATGGAATCGAAGTCAACGGAGTGGACGTTGGCGCGCAGCAACCGCGGGCGCTGGTCGAAAACGGTGTAGACCAAGACGTCCTGGCCCTGACCCTCGGCGACGCCGACGATGCCGATCGAGAGGTTCCGGGTGCCGGGCACGTCGTAGACGTCGCCGGGCTCGAAGGGGCACTCGCCGGCCGGCACCGTGATCCGCGGCGTCTCCCCGGAGAAGAGGGCCTGGCGCTGGCGACGATCGAGCCGGAAGACGTAGGTCGGCTTACGCCGGAAGCGCGAGGCCGGCGCCGTCTCGACCTCGCCGTTGGGCCGGGTGATCGTCACCCGAGTCGCCTTGCGGGAGACCTTCTTCTTCGCCCGGCTCACTTCCCGTTTGACCTGGCTCTCGGACTTCTGAATCAAAACGGGAACACCCGCCCCTCGCCCGTGTCGTGCGACGGCGCCATGTTGCCGACCTCGAGCTTGTCCTGCTCATGCACCGGCTCGGGGGGTAGGTGAAGGAAGCGGTGAGTCCGACTCGACTGGACCACGTTGATCTCCTTCGGCACCCCGTTCCTAACCTTCGCGTAGAACAGCTCGCCCTCGGGCATGATGTGCGCCTCGGCGTCTTGCTTACGGTGAAGGAAGAGGACAGCGTGGGCGTTGGTTTCGAGAGCGCCCGAGCCCTTCAGATCGGCGAGCACCGGCCGCGGCTTCACCCCTTTGGGATCCCTGAGCCGGTTGCGATTCAGGTGAGAGACGGCGATCACATGGCAGTCGGCGCGGCCGGCGACCGTCGCGAGTCGACGAGAGATCTTCGAGGCAGTTTCCGTTTCTTCAAAGCCGGGGATCTCGGTGACCGGGTCGATCGCGACGACGTCGTAATCGCCGAAGATGATCCGCTCGCAGATCTTGTCGGCGCTCCATTCAAACGCCTCGAAGTAATCGAAGGGCAGCCGGCCGTTGGCCTCGGCTCGAGCCCTCGCCAACTTGAGATGGTCGTCGGGATCGAGCCGGTTGCGGAGGATCTTTTCGAGGGACACCCCGGTCTGCGCCGTCAACCACCTGGCCGCCCTCTCCTCGCGTGACATCTCCGTCGCGAAGATCGCCGCCTTGTAGCCCTGCGAGTCGAAGCCGGCCATGATGTCGTCCAGCAACCAGCTCTTGCCCATGCCGGTCCAGCCGGCAATCACCGACATCTGCTTGCGCCGATAGCCGCCGAGCACCGACTCGTTGAGGACCGCCCAGGGCAGCTCGAAGACCTCACCCTCCTCGTCGCGATCGAAGTGGTCGAACAGCTCGTCAAGGATCTCTTCACCCGAAGTGGGTTCGGCCTCGATCGTGTAGTCGGAGGCGGCGAGCTGCAAGCCCTCCCGAACCAGCGCGGCCGAGCGCTCCTCGTCGGCCCGCTCATGCACCCCCTGCTGAATCAACTGCGCGCCCTCGAGCTTGGCCCGGAGCTGAGCGTTGAGCAAGACGATCCGGGCGTAGTGCATCGCGTTCCCCGGCGCCGGCACCTTGGCGACGAGGTCGGCTATCACGTCCTTGTGCTCGGGGATCTCGTTGCTGACGAGCAGCGAGTCCACGGCGCCGCTGCGGACGGCGACCCGGCAGATCGTGGCGAAGATCTGACGGTGTCGATCGAGGTAGAAGTGCTTGGAGGTCAGGCCCGAGTCCACCCGCACCTGCTTCAGCGCCCGCTCGTTGACGAGCATCGCCCCGAGCACCGATTCCTCCATCTCGATATTGGTCGGCGGGGAGTCGTCCTGCCCCGGCATCGTGACCGAACCCATCAGTCCTCGCCGCCTTCTTCTTGCTCACGTTTCATCCGATCGGCTTCGGCGTTGACGTCATAGCGTTTGGGTTTTTTGGCCGCGGCTCGAGCCAACTCGATCGACGTCTCGAACTGCGCCGCGTTGCCGTAGATGATCCGCAGCGACGGCGCCCCGTTCCACCAATGCTCGCCCTCGAAGACGGCCTCGATCACCATCCGGTGATGGTCGGCATTGAGCTTCGGCTTCTCGCGGATCCGACCGACGATCGGGGTCAGGTGCGGATCGACGGTGAGCGCCGTGCCGAAAATTTCATTGAAGCTAACGACCACAGCAGCAGCGAGGATCAGCTCGTCCTCGGAAACAGGCTTGGAATTGACCGTTTTGACAGCCGCCTTCTTCTTGGCTTTATCTTTTTCTTCTTTAGTAGTTGTGGGACTCTGTGACCCGGGGTCCCCTGGACTCTGTGACCCGGGGGTGGGACTCTGTGTCCCGGGCTCGATCAACACGTAGAGGCTCGGGAGCTGCCGTTCTTCGCGTCGCTCGACCCGAAGAACGCCGACTCGCTCGAGGGCCTTGAGGCCCCGCGAAACGGTCTTGGTTGACGTGCCTGAATAGGAGGCAACGCGCTCCCTCGTCGCCGTGAAGCTGTCGCTGTCGTCGCCGATTCCAGGGCGAGAGCGTTGCTCGTTGGCGACCTCGATCAGGGCGTCATAGACCGAGCGCAGGCTGCTCAGGCTGGGATCGCTGGCGGTGACTCCCTCACGGATTGCCTTGATCGCCGCGATCGTCGTCCAAACGAAGGGAGCCCTACGCTGGTCAACGAGGCTCAACTCGCCTCCACGAAGCGGACCAGCTCCATGCGCCGTTTCGGGTGGTTGTCGTTCATCGACCCGCGGCAGTACCCCTTCATCTGGGTGGCCGCCCCCTTGATCGGGATTTTGCCGACGTGCCGGCAGGCGGGCTCAGGGCAGACGAGGAGATCGACTTCGACCGGCCTCACGCCGGCAGAAGGTTGTCGTCTACGAGGAAGTAATCGCGGGTCCATTCGTAGCGAATGACGCCGCCGCGATCGGGGTCGTAGCCGGCCGGCGCCGCGATGTGTGTCCCCGCCGCGGTCTGCTTGACGACCTGCGGCTTGGGGAGGAAGCAGCCCTTGCCGGGGTCTCGAAATTGGTGCATCCCGATCTGCTGCTTCACCGCGATCTCTCCTCCATGCTCGGCCCCCTCGGCGTCGTTTGCAAGACGACGGCGAAGCTAAGGCCACCTGCGGACGGAAAGAAAAGTCCTGCTGGCCGGACACAAACGCCCGCCCCTCGAGGACGGAGTGAGGGGCGGGCGTCAGCGACCAGGAACGAACGTGGTGAAGCGGGCGAGACCCTACGCGGCGGCGCTCTCCTCTGTCAAGGGTTGCTCGCCGCGAGGACGCAATTTGCGGCGAGCATCGGCGACCTCGAGCTGCTCGCCGCGACCCCTGCCGACGACCGCCGGGAAGCGCCGGCCGACGTCGTCAGGACACTTTCGGCGCCAGTCGAAGGGCCTCACCGCCCCTCCTGATGGACGAACTCCCTCGTCCCCTTCGCGTGGTTCTCGGGCGGGGTCCGAAACAGCTTGCCTTTGACCTCGCCGCGCTGCGCCAGGGCGATCCGACGCCGGTTGGCTGCGGGTGTGTTTTCCTTCGACTTTTTCACCTTCCCGGGGTTCCTTTCCCGCCGGCCACGGAGCCGGGATTCGCGTTGTTGACTGGCATCCCCTCGGCGATGTAACAGGCATCGCAGAGCACCGTCTCACCGTCCCAGGTGCCGTCTTCGGCCATACCGTCACCTTCAGGGTCCATCGCCGTCGAGACGGTCAGTCGGCCGTGCTCGCAGTTGGGCGACTTCCGCGATCGGCAGTTGATTCTCTCTTCTGCGGGCATCGCCATCAGAACACCCCGACCTCTCGACGCAGATCCTTCAGCGCCCGGCCGAAGGCGATCGTCACACCCAGCCGTTTGTTGAACTCGTCTTCTGGGTTTTGATAGGCGACACCGTTCCCCATTACCGACACCGGGGCCTGCGCCCCGATCGGATTCCGGCTCTGGATCTCCACCGTCGTCCGAATGACTGTTACCTGCTCACCGCCTGGTTCGTTGGGGACAAGGTGTTTCGACCACACTTCCTGCCGACGGACGACGGGATGCGCCGCCGCGTGCAGCTCGAATAGCTCGTCTAGCTGCTCCGGAGTGACCGCTTTGCCGAGCACCTGCTCGGCGTATCGACGTGGGGGTAGGGTCTCGCGGCTCATCAGTGCTTCACCCCCGAGATCAGCTCGGCCTCCGCGGAGAGGGCGGGACCGGCGGCGTGGATCGCCTTGACCGCGTCGCCGGGGTGGTCGTCGCAGTACGGCGCTACCCACATGCAGCGAACCGCCGTCCCCTCGTAGGCCATGACCCGGGTGGCCTCCTTATCGCAGTTGGAGTTCGTGCATTCCATCTCAGCTCACCCCCTCGAGCAGACCCTCGGCGAGCTTGAAGGTCGGGTTGGAATCGAGGTTGTGACGGTTGCGGTTGTAGAGCATCGTCGTGTGCGGGCTCGAGTGGCCGACCGCGTCCTGCACCAAGTGCAGAGGCACCCCGTCTTGGAGCGAGATCGTCACGAAGCTGCGTCGCAACGAGTGCGGCGAGAGCGCCGGGTTGACACCGGCCTCCCGGGCGAGTTTCTGGACGCGGTCATAGACGGCCTGCCTCGAGATCCCGAGAAAGGGCTCGGCGACCGCACCTGCCCGGTTTAGCCGTGCGATCAGCGGCCCCGCCTCGCGGCCCTCGAGGAAGTCGTCCACCGCGGCGACCACAGGGAGCGCCAGGGGGACGATGCCGGCCTTGGAGCCCTTGCGGGTGACCCGCAGGGTGCGGTGGCCGCCAGAGGCCCCCAGGTCCGGTACAGCGGCTCCTATCGCCTCGGAGGCTCGCAGGCCGTTGAGACCCAGGAGGGCGATCAGCAGAAAGTCGCGAGTACAGCTCTCGCGGGCGGTCAGCAGCAGTTGCCGTAATTCCTCTCGGTCGGCCCAGGGGGTGGTCAGCTCGTTCGGCATATGGGTTCTCCTTCGGAAGGCCGGACCCCCTCGGCCCGGCGTTGGCGACACCCTATCGCAGATTGTGGGCACACTCCGGTAAGGTTTCCCCGTTCACTCAAACCAGCTAAGGAGACGAACGTGTCAGCAACCACAGAGAAGGTCCACGAGATGTTGTCGTCGGCCCTCGAGGAGATCGACGGCGAGCGCAGGCGGGTCGAGAACGCACTCGCCGCGCTGAGCCCCAACGGCGGACGGCCGGCGCCCGCTCGAGCCCCGCGCCTCGCCCGCGGTCCCGGCCGGAAACGACGTCGGACGCGACGGGGCGGCTCTCGCATCGACCAGGCCCTCAAACTGATCGCCGAGCAGCCCGGGATCAGCGCCAAGGAGATCGCCGACGCGATGAAGATCAAACCCAACTACCTCTACCGGGTGCTGGGCGAACTCGAGAAAGAAAAGCGTGTGGTGAAGAGGGGCCGCACCTACTCGATCCCCGGCGTCAAGGACTAGGCAGCCGCGGGAAGGGCGCTGCGCCGACACCGCTCGGCCAGCGCCCCTTCATTGCCTTCGGCCGCCTGACGTCGCAGCTCGTCCTCGTGGCGGGAGGTCAGCGAGCAGTCCACGGCGTTTTCGGTGACGACGATCTCCGCGGCCCGTCGCTCGAGCGCCGAGAGGTTGTCGATCGCCTCGTTGGAGATCGACTGGAAACGCTCGTCGTGGCGCATCGACCGTCGCAGGTCGACGGTGTCTTCGAGGATCTCCCCCGCCTTGCGCTGAGCACCTATGTGTCGTAGCCGTGCCATGCCGGGCACTGTAGCCACAGCGGACGGACGGAAAGCGACGAGGCCCCCTACTAAGCCGGGTGGTTGAACCCGCCGGGGCGCTCGGCCGGCGGGCCTCGTCGTCGCAGGAGATTACCCCTAGAACGACGCCCGCCCCCGCCACCGAGTTCCGGAACAAGGTGGCAGAGGCGGGTAGTCGCGGCTCGGAAGCCTAGCGGAACTAGGCCGGCTGCGCGCCGCCCTCGTCGCCACCCTCGGCCGGGGCCTCGCCGTCGGGACTGCCGCCGGGGTCTCCGGCGATCTCCTCGGCGTTGCCGAGCTGGACGTCCGTCGGCTCGTGAGCGTTCGGGAGGGCGATCGTCACCTTGTTGCCGGGCTCGACCACGGCGGAAGCGACCTCCTCTTCGGTGCTCGGGTTGACGACGCGGACTACGGCACTGTCGCCGCCATTCAGAACTTCGATCTTCACTGGATCTCCTTCGTTGTAGTTGGACCCCGACCCCCGCATCCTAGGTCGCGAGTCGGGGCGGCGACAACCTACACCGTCGCGGGGATCCGCGGCAAGCTGTCGTCGCTACCTGGCGGCGACGACGTGTAGAGATCCCAGGCCCGCTCGACCGCACCCGAGCCGGGGAAGAGGTCGTCCAGACGATCGCCCCGCGACGCTCCCAGCAGCTCGAACAGCCAGTTGCAGAAGGCCGCCGGCTTCATCCCGACCAGGGAGCCGGGGTGGGAGTGCTGACGGCCGCCCCATTGCAAGACGTCGCAGAGGTCCTCCACGACGGGAACGGCTCGAGGGCGACCGCCCCAGACGAGCAGCGCCTCGTAGGCGTGCAGGGCGGCGTAGGACTTGGTCATGCGCGGCCCGTTGAACCAGATGCACAGACGGGTCTCCGGAGGGCAAAGCGCCCAAACGTCGCGCAGGGCCTCAGCCGACGTCGAGAGTGCCCAACCGTCGTAGGGGCCCGTGGTGAGCCGCGCCAGCAACTCGACGTGATCGACCTCGCCCTTGAAGTCGCGGTGATCGCCGTAGTAGCGCTTGGAGAGGCCCGGGTAGGGCGGGTCGGCGTAGGCGAATCGCATCGGTGTCGCTGACGTCGACGCGCGACCGATGTGCTTGTTGAAGCGCTGCTTGGCCTGGCGGCAGGGCTTCGAGCAGGTCCGTCGTGTCGATCGAGAGCCGACGGGCAGCGGCCCCTTGCACCATTCGCAGATGGACGCGCCGGGGGTCGAACCCGGATCCGGTTGGCGGGGCCCGTCAGCTCCGGCCGGTGACTGTCCGCAGATCGCGCCCAAGAGCCGAACCTAATCGTCGCGTCGGCCGGCAAGCGCGACGCAGATCCC